TCGTTGACTTCCTCATCGTGCAGGTAGTGCCGGGCAAGCTCGCCCCAGTTGACGTCGGAAAGGAACGCCATTGCGTAATCAAGCGCCAGCCCCTTTCCGTCGATCTCGATGATCTCAACGGCGTAAGACTTCAAAGCATCGCCTAGTTCGTAAATGCCAAGCCGTGACATGCCGAGATCGCGGAGGCTCTGGCCGTCGAAGATTTCAAGGTTCACGCGCCATGTAGCGTAGTTCGTCCAGCCGTTGTAAGTGTTGCTCATTGTTACTCTCCAAAGGTTAAAGGATAGGCGAGGGGCTTGCGCCCCTCATTGAATTACGCCGCAACGGCGGCAGCTGGGTCCGCTACATAGCCTTCGGGGCGATACCAAGTAGGCATGGGGCCAAGCAATGTGGAAGGCGACGTGCGCACGGGCATGAGGACGCCAAAGGCTTCCATCCCTTCCAAAGTCCCGAAATCTACAAGTGCGGGATTGAGGCCATTCGGAAGGACTGTAAGGGACTTGGCCTTAGCCCCTGTAAGAACTTCCGCAATCTTGCCGAAATCGCCAATATAAGCGGGATTGAATTGCGCAGGCTTTCCCGCATCCTCGCTATGGAATGCACCATAGGCAACGCGGCGAGCTGCGGGGAACGTCCCCTGTATTGCCTCTCCGGCAATCGTCAAGCCGTCAAAGGATAATGCGAGCTTGCCGTCGTCATAGGTCAAGGTAGCGTAATCAGGAGCGCGCTTGCCAATTTTGAGCTTTGCAATCATGTGCAAGGGGAGGATGAACGACTGGCATTCGGCGGCAGCATCTGGTGCGGGGGCGTGGTGTATTGCAATAAGGCGGTGACCGTCAGTTGCGGTGAGAGTGTGGCCGGCAGAATCCGTTTCGACGTTGACGCCGTTAAGATAAAAACGGGTTTCTTCCGTGCTTGCGCAGATTGCGGCAGCTTTCAGTGCGCGGGCGTTGATGGTCAAGGTAATGGCAGTCATGTCGTCAGCTCCTGTTTTGTGCGCCGTTGTTGGCGTGGGTCTATAAGGACATGCCGTCCTGTACTTGTCAAGCGTGAAAAGCGGGTGTAATGTCAATTGTGGTCGTTTTTTGCAAAATAGTTGCTGCAACAGCTTAGGTCATGCGTTGCAAAGGCGTTGCAAAAAAGCGTTGCAAAGGCGTTGCAAAGGCGTTGCATGTTGCATACAGCCAAGCTAAAAGCGTTGCAAAGCGTCCCTCCCACTATAGTGGGAGGGATTGCAACGCTTTTATGGGACGTTTTTTGTTGCAACGGAAAAGGGGAGAAAAGATGGTGAAGAAAGCACAAGCTGTGGTTGTGGAATTAGCACCTGCGGATCAGTGGGAAAGCATAGGCGAGGCTTTGAAGCCGCTGGATAGGCTGGCGCGTGAAATGGAGCTGAAATGGGGTGCGGGCAGATTGCCGGGGTTAGTTGATGCTGAGCTTGCTCATAAATTCGGTAGTGCTAAGGACAAGCTCAATCAGGCGATCCAATGTAACAACCCTGATATGTTATTACGTCGCGCTGAAGTGCTGATGCGGGGATGGCAAAAGCTCGACGATGTGGCCATGGCAAATGGTGCGCACAAGCTCCCATTAGGCATGCTTGGCTATACGCATGGCGGGAGGGCTTATGTCGTCGTACTGGAGCCGCAGGATTACGACATGGCACGCCAAGCCGCTCCGGCAGGGGCTACGGTCGTTGCAATGGCAGAGCTGATAGAATCTTACAAGATTATCGCCGGGCGTATTGCGGGCGTTCTGGAGGCTTTCCCGGGCGCACAAATAAAAGGGGCTCGCGCCCCTTCAAAGTTGGATGATGATATTCCCTTTTAGCTAAGGTGTAGCTATCCAGACGAACAGCAACGCTGAGATGATCGCGAAGAATCCGATTGTCTCAGCCGTTTCTTTTAGAATGTGGCGCATGGGGTTGTCCTTGTGTTGTGTGGGTAGAGTGGGGCTTGCGCCCCTGTTTAGATTGCAAAGGTAAAAGTTGAAGCATCGCACGCCAGCACGCCAAAATCGGCAGCGTCGTGGTATCTCACAAAATTGCTATCGTCAGCGACGTCCATGCAATGGCATGACCCGTATTTTTTGACCATGAAATCAACGAAAGCATCAAACGCCTTGCTTTCGTTTTCGTCCATGCCGCTTTCGTCGCTATTGATAAGAGCGCAAGCCCAATGATCGGGAAGGATAAATTCTACGGTTTCCATGATGCTCTCCGTTTAGTTGCGCTGATTGCGCGTGGGGTTCAGAATGCGCCCAATGTTGCGCAATGCTCGATATAGTCACGGTCAAGATATGCACCATGCTTGACGTTCAAACTTGCGTTGCAAAGGTCTAGCTTGACTAGTTTCTTGCGCTGATAGAATGCCACAAGATTGCGTGCTTGTTCTTCCGTTATGCCTGCAATCTGGATAAACAATGCCGCAAGCCTGTCCTCAGCCTCAATGCTTTTGCGGGCGATCTCTTTTAAGTGGTCGTTTGCATAGTCAAGCATGATGCTCTCCGTTTAGTTGCGCTGATTGCGCGTGAGGTAGAAAGGGGCTTACGCCCCTTTTACTCAGCGTAATTGATGAACATTATGGTGCATGAACCATAGGGTCGAAACTCGATCATGTCGCCATGGTGGTAAACCTTGCCGCGAATGCCAGTTAGTCCGACCTTGGACTTGGCATGTTTCATTAGTTCGCGATTGAATATCTTATTGGCGCGAACGTAGTTTGATGATCCGTCATATCCGTAATGCGTCAGCTCCGGCATAACTAAAGAATGGCGGCGCACCCATGAATAGTTCGCCTCACCGCCAAATGTGTCGGTATATTCTACGTTGTATTTGTTGCTCATTGTTGCGTTCCTTTAGTTGCGCTTTGTGCGCTTTGACCATTCTGTTATAGGGCATGGCGTCCTTAGTGTCAACATATAAAAGCACATGGGCTTGAATTATTTTTTGTGGTGGTGTTATGTAATAACATGCAAGAAAGTGAATTAGATAAAAGCGTGATGCAAGCTCCACCGCGCCATAGCAATGGACGCTTGAAAAAGGGTCAGTCTCTTAATCCAATGGGATCGGCTGACCGCAAGCTTGTGATCATGAAACGCAAGTTGGACGGATTGACGGAGCGCGCGATTGCACGACTGAGCAAATTGATTGATAGCGAGAACGAGGCAGTGGCGCTTGCCAGTGTGCGCGAAGTGCTTGATCGTAACTTGGGCAAATCCAAAGCAACGGTCCAACTGGACGTGACACACACAAGCGTGATCCATTTGCAAGCACTGGAAGACATAGCGCAACGCAAGCGTGATCAGATACTTAGCGCACAAACTGTCGATCATGTTGCATTGCACAACGATAGCAATTCAGGTTCCATAATAGATATTATGCGAAGTGCAGTGCAGCATAACGAGAGCGTTACGATAGATAACGTAGACTACGCCGTAGACCCCCCCGTACCCGGCGACCCCCCGGGGGCGGATGCTGTTGCACCCACCCACACCCACACGGACGAAAAAATATAAAAAAAATGAAAACACAAAAACAGACGTTCATCAATTTCATCGACCTGTACGGCGATGACCCTGTTGGGTTCGTGACGGATGTTTTGCAGGCTAAGCCGCAGCCGTGGCAATGCGACTTCCTTCGTGCGATTGCCCGTGGCGAACGCCGCATCAGCGTCAGGGCAGGCCACGGTGTCGGTAAGTCCACAGCTTGTGCTTGGGCGCTTATTTGGCACATGGTCTGCCGTTATCCACAGAAAGGTGTTGTGACGGCTCCAACGGCTGCTCAGTTGTTTGACGCGCTGTTTGCCGAGCTGAAGTCGTGGATCAACAAACTGCCGCCTGTGCTGCGTGAAAGTTTCGACGTATTTTCTGACAAGATCGCTTTCAAAGCCGCGCCTGAGTCCAGCTTTATCTCTGCTAGGACATCCTCGGCAGACAGGCCGGAGGCGCTGGCTGGCGTGCATAGTGAGCATGTGCTTCTGGTGGTGGATGAGGCGTCGGCTATTCCTGAGACGGTCTTCGAGGCTGCGGCTGGCTCCATGTCGGGACATAGTGCGACGACCATCCTGATCTCCAACCCTACCCGCAACTCTGGATTGTTCTATAAGACGCATCACCAGTTGGCGTCAGACTGGAAGCGGATGCATGTGAGCTGCATTGACAATCCGTTGGTGGCGACGGACTTCGTATCTCAGATCAAGGCGACGTATGGGGAGAGTTCCAACGCCTTCCGCATCCGCGTCCTTGGCGAGTTTGCTCTAGCCGACGACGATACTCTAATTGCGGCAGAGCTTGTAGATGGGGCCATTGACCGCGACCTGACGATCTCGATGTCTGAGCCTATGGTCTACGGAATTGACGTGGCGAGGTTTGGTACGGATAGGACTGCCCTCTGCAAGCGCAGGGGCGGGGTGGTTGTAGAGGTAAAGTCATGGGGCGGCTTGGACCTGATGCAGACTGTCGGCATGATTGTTAATGAAGCCAAGCTAGATCGGCCAGATGAGCTGTGCGTGGATACGATTGGCTTGGGGTCTGGGGTAGCGGATCGGCTGCGTGAGCAGGGCTATAATGTGCGGGATGTTAATGTGTCGGAGTCCTCGGCCATGAACCCGAACGCCCACAAGCTGCGAGATGAGCTGTGGATGTCGGTCAAGGACTGGCTTGGAACGCGGTCTGTCAAGCTGCCTAAGGACGACATGCTGCGGATGGAGCTGGTGGCCCCACGATACACATTTACAAGTTCTGGTAAACTTGTGGTAGAGTCGAAGGATTCTCTGAGGAAGCGTGGGATGCGATCACCTGACTTGGCCGATAGCCTGTGCCTAACCTTTGCTGGCGTTGCCGCAGGGGTTGGTGGCCGGGCGTCATCTTGGAGGCCGGGTAAGGCTCTGCATCGCAATATACGAGGGATCGTGTGATGGCCAAGACGCCAGCATGGCAGCGTGCAGAGGGTAAAAATCCCAAGGGCGGCTTGAATGCCAAGGGCCGGGCGTCTGCCAAGGCTGAGGGCATGAACCTGAAGGCTCCAGTTAAGACTGGCGATAATCCGCGACGTGCGTCATTCTTGGCTCGTATGGGTAGCATGCCGGGGCCGGAGCGGGATGAAAAGGGACAGCCAACACGTCTACTACTTTCGTTGCAGGCGTGGGGTGCGGGTTCTAAAGCGGCAGCAAAGGCCAAGGCAAAAGCTATCTCGGCGCGAAATAAGGGAAAGGACTGAACATGGATCCGGTTTGGGAAACGAAAGACCCGACGAAGAAGGACAAGAAGTTGTCCCCAAAGCAGAAATCTTCTGCTAAAGCTATGGCAAAGGCTGCTGGTCGGCCTTATCCGAATTTGGTCGATAACATGCGCGTCTCGCGCAAAAAGAAGTAGGGGCATCGCATGTCGTCTTATCTTGCAAATGGCCGGTCATGGGATGACGCGGTTGCTATCACCAAATCCGACACCGAGAACAATGCCTTCTCCGGCATCTATGTTGGCGGCGCTGGTAACATTTCTCTTGTGACCGAGGCTGGCACGACGGTTGTGTTTACCGCCCCGCCCGTTGGCACGATCATCCCGATCCGCACCAGCAAAGTGTTGGCGGCGACAACGGCTACCCTTCTGGTCGGCTTCAGGTAAGGAAATATCATGGACCGCATGACAGAAGCCGAGGTCGAGATGGGCGGCGAGGATGGCGATGCCTGTCCTGTCGCCACCTATGACCTGACCATCAATCTTCAGAACCGTGGCAAGGCGATCAAGAAGGCTGACTACGGCCCGATGAACCCTGATAAGCCTAACGAGGATTACTGGCGCAAGATGGCATCCAAGTGGGACACTGATCCCGAGGACGCCAAGTCTATGCTTTGCGGTAATTGCTCTGCGTTTAACCAGACGCAGAAGATGATGGATTGCATTGAGGAGGGTCTGGCTAAGGATCGCTCTGAGGATGCGATGGAAGTCATCGACGCTGGCGATCTGGGGTTCTGCGAAGTGTTCGACTTCAAATGCGCCTCCAAGCGTACATGCGCTGCATGGATTGCCGGCGGTCCTGTCACGGATGAAGAAGACGACATGGACGAGGAAGGCGAGTATGACGAGGACGAGGAGTATATGTCGTGAAGCTCGGCATCTGCGTCCCGGCACGCGACAGCGTTGACACGGCGTTTGCCCACTGCCTGTCTCTATTGACAGCGCGGTTCTACGGCAATGCACCGGCTGGGACTGCGATGCACGTCAACTTCCGCAACGGGACGCTGATTGCAGACCAGCGGTGCAAACTGGTTGAGATGTCTCTGGGGCAAGACTGCGATTATGTCTTGTTCTTAGACAGCGACATGACGTTCCCGGCGAACCTTGTTGAGCGGATGGTTGCGCATGACAAGGACATTGTTGCCTGCAACTACGCTACGCGCCGCCTGCCTGTGAAGACTGTTGCGTTCAAGTCGTTTGAAAACCTTGAGAATATGTATTCTCTTGGCAAGGGCGGCTTGGAAGAATGCGACGCTGTTGGCATGGGCGTGATGCTGGTGAAGGCAGAGGTCTTCAGGAAGCTTAAATACCCGTGGTTCCAAATCCATTACATGCCAAATGCCCGCATCTGGATGGGCGAGGATATGTATTTCTGCAAGCTGGCTAAGGCTGGCGGCTACAAGATATGGATCGACCACAGCCTGTCTAACGAAGTCGGGCATTCTGGAAGTTTTGTTTTTCTGCACGATCACACGGCTGATGCGGCGCAGGAGAATGACGTAGCCGAAGCGGCGCGTCTTATCGAGGAGGCTGCGGAATGAAGGCTGATAAAAAAATATCAAAAGTGATGACTGAATATGGAGCTGGCAAGCTTAAATCCGGTTCCAAGTCTGGTCCTGTGGTGAAGAACAAGAAGCAGGCTGTCGCGATTGCGTTGTCCGAAGCTGGCATGTCCAAGAAGAAGAAATGAATCACTTCTTCGAGGAGATACAGGGCTGGTTCTGCTTTGAGGAACCGTACCGGCAGGCTGTCCGTGAGGCGGCTGACGGCTCTGTATTCGTCGAACTCGGCTGCTGGAAAGGGCGTTCAGCCTGTTTTCTGGCAGTCGAGGCTGTGAACTCGGGCAAGAGCATTAAGCTGAATTTTGTTGACCACTGGGGAGGGTCAAACGAGAAGGCGCATAAAACTGATCCGGAACTGCAAAATGTCTTTGAAGTGTTCAAGGCGAACATTGGCCGAGTACCGGACGCAGACGTGACGATCCACAGGTCTGACAGTTCAACGGCGGCAGAAGCATTTGCAGACGGTAGCGTTAGTTTTGTTTGGATTGACGCAGGTCACGGGTATGATGAGGTGCTTGCTGACATTACGGCATGGTGGCCAAAGGTGGCTCCGGGTGGCGTAATCGGCGGTGACGACCTGCCTATGGTTGGTGTAAAACAGGCAGTGGAAGAATACTTTCCTGCCCACGAGAGCGGCACACAGCGGGGCTGGCAGTGGTGGCGGGTAAGAAAAGGAACAAGCAATGGCTAATGGCATTACCCCCGGCAGGTACGATCCAGACTTGATACCGCAATCTGCTGATGGAGCCACGGATTCGGCGTATAACCTTGAGACAGGGTTGCTGACGCCATACAAAGACCCGATGGACGATCAGCAGTTTCGCTACATCGTCTTTCAGGCCATTCAGGACGCCGAGACGTATATTGACAGCTACCTTGCGCCCGAGCGCGAAGCTGCCATGTCGTACTATCTGGCCGCGCCGTTTGGCAATGAGGAGTCCGGTCGCTCTCAGGTTGTGATGACCGAGGTGCGTGACACCGTTCTGGCCATGCTGCCCAGCCTGCTGCGTATCTTTACCGGCGGCGACAAGATACTTGAGTTTGTGCCGAAGTCTGCCGAGGATGTCCAGTCTGCCGAGCAGGCAACTGATCTGATTAACTACGTCTTCATGCAGGAGAACAGCGGGTTCCGGGTTCTCCACGACGCCATGAAAGACGCGCTGATCCTGAAGACCGGCATCCTGACTTGGTACAAGCTGGATGATGAGAGCGTCGAGTATTACTCGTATTCCGGTTTGTCGTTGCCCGAGGCGGCAATGATAACCAACGACCCTGACGTTGAGGTTGAGGAATACATGGAGGAAAGCGACCTCATAACCGGCGAGCAGATGATCTCGTTGCGCATGAAGCGTATCCGCAGGACGCCCCGCTACATTGTTGAGTGCGTCCCGCCTGAACAGTTCCTAATCGACAACGAGGCTGAGAGCATTGAGGATGCGCTGATTGTTGCGCGTCGTCGCCTTGTTACTATTTCGTCCCTTGTCGCCATGGGATATGACCGCGAGATCATCGAGCAAAACGCTGGCACCGGCGGCTTTGAGATGAACGGCGAAGTCATCACCCGCAACCCGGCTGACCAGTCGTTCTTCGGCATCACGTCAACGACTGACGAGACAACCGACAAGGTGTTCTATGTTGAAGCATACGTTCGCATAGACAAGGACGGCGACGGTATTGCCGAGCTGCACAAGGTCTGCACGGTCGGCAACGGCGGCTACATCCTGCATGATGAAGTTGTCCAGTCTGCGCCGTTCTCATTGCTGGAGCCTGACCCGACGCCACACACGATTTTCGGCAAGTCGATTGCAGATCAGACGATGGACCTGCAACTGATTAAGTCGTCGATCATGCGCAACACGCTCGACAGCTTGGCCCAGTCCATCCACCCGCGCACAGTTGTGGTTGAGGGGCAGGTTAACCTCGACGACCTGATGAACGTGGAAACTGGCGCCATTATCCGCGCACGTTCGCCCGGTATGGTACAGCCATTGTCTGAACCGTTTATCGGGCAGCAGGCTCTTGGCGTCATGGCCTACCTTGATGAGGTGAAGACCCAGCGCACCGGCATCTCGCGCACGTCTCAGGGTTTGGATGCTGACGTTCTGCAATCGACAACACGGGCAGCAGTGCAAGCTCAGTTGGGCGCATCTCAGGACCGCATCGAAATGATCGCCCGCCTGTTCTCCGATGGCCTGAAGCGGTGCTTCCAAGGTCTACTACAGCTTGTGATCCAGCATCAGGACAAGGCAAAGATCATCCGGCTGCGCAACAAGTTTGTGCCGGTTGACCCTCGCGGCTGGGACGCTTCGATGGACATGGTGGTCAACATCGCCCTTGGCCGTGGGTCGGATGAAAACCGCCTCATGGGCTTGCAGGCGATTGCCGGTATGCAGCAGGCTGCAATTGAGAAATACGGCCCCAACAACCCGCTGGTTGACCTGTCTCAATTCCGCAACACCTTGGCCCAGATGACCATGCTTCAGGGCTTCATTGACCCGGCGCAGTTCTGGAAAGAAGTGAACCCGGAGGAAGTGGCGGCGTTCATGCAGCAAATGCAGGCAGGGCAGAACAAGCCTGATCCGGCGACACTGTTGGCTCAGGTGGAGGCTGAGAAGATCAAGGCCGACATCATGATAAATGCAGCCAAGCAAGAGCTGGATCGCCAGAAGGCGGCAGTGCAGGCTGATCTTGATCGTGACAAGCTGATCGCAGACAGCCTGCTGAAGGCCGCTGAGATACAGGCGAAGTACGGGGCGCAGGTAGACATCGCCAGCATCCGTGGCGAGATCGACAAGCAGCGCACGGAAATACAGGAGATGTTCAAGACGGCGCAAGCTTATGCTCCACCGCCACCTGTTCAGCCTGAACCAATGCAACCCCAGCCTCCGGGCATGAACATGATGGGGATGTAATGAAGGAAGCGTTCGATCATGCTGCGGTACAAGCGTCCACCATTCAGATGATGGGCGCTGGTATCCAGCATCTTCAGGGTCACAGGTTTGCCGATGGAGAGTTGGCGCATGCCGCCCGTCTACTGCGGTGGGCTGAAGTCCCGGCTAATGCGCATATTGTTGACTTGGGTTCAGGCATGGGCGGGATTGCTGCGCACTGGGGTCAGATGCGCAATGATCTCCGGTTCACCTTGGTCAATATAAACGAGTTCCAGCTTCTCCTGTCGCCCAAGAACTGCACTACGATGCTCTGCGACATGACTGAAGTTCCGGCTGGAGACGGGTCTTTTGACATGGCCCTTGCCTTGTTCTCATTGGGGCATGGCGACTTGGATAAGGTCTTTGACGAGGCAAGCCGCATCCTGAAGGACGGCGGGGTGTTCTTTGTCTACGACATGGTGTCGGACGGGGAGCAGGGCAATCCGCTGGCGCAGTACTCGTATGATCTCCACACCCGGTGCGCGGTTGAAGCTCAAGCTAAGGCTTCCGGGTTTCTGTGTGATTTCTATATGGAGCCGACTGATACGAAGGGTCTGGGCAAAAAGCTGCCGGAGATCGTCGATATTTTTGGCCGTCTCCAGCCTGCAATCTGGCGCTTCATAAAGGATGTAGCCAATGACGTTTGAGCAGGACGAGCTGTATCGCGAAGCCCAGTCGTTTGTACGGGGCAAGGTGATCGAGGAGATTTTTGCGCGGTTGGAGCGCCGGACCATTGAGGACTGGAAACGGTCTGACCCGGCGTCAACGCAAAATAGGGATGATGCGTACCACTTGATGCGCGCCATATCTGGTCTGAGGACAGAGCTAACTGCGCTTGCCGCAGAGCCTACCATTGACCAGTTTAACCGGCGCTTGAAGAGCGTCTAAAACGGGAGTATGAATATGGCTACAGCCGAACAATCGCCACCCCGCGAACTCGGCCTTGCAGAAGCGGCAGACCAATTTGCGGCAATGATGGACGCCCCAGCGGCGCAACCGGACCCCGTAAAGAGGAAAGCGGCACCTGCCGAAGTCGAAGAGACGGAGGCTACGGCGTTTGATGCCGATGAGACTTTCTCTGAGGATGACACGGGTTCCGATCAGGAGTCGTCCGAAGATGAAGCGGCAAACGACGTCGAGGGTTCTGAAGACGACCAAGAGGCCGACTCGGACGATAGGCTAGTCACCGTCAAGATTGACGGCAAGGCAATGCAAATCCCACTGAAGGAAGCTTTGGCTGGTTATCAGAGGAATGCCGACTATTCGCGAAAGACGACAGCCCTCGCTGAAGAGCGTCGGATGTTAGAGTCAGAGAAGCAGGGTACAGCACAGGTACGTGACTATGCCAGCCAACTTGCTAATCAGTACGCGCAGCAGCTCCAGCAGCTTGTTCCGCAAGAACCCGATTGGCAGGAGCTACATCGTCAGGATCCGATTAACTACAGTTTGATCCGCGACCAATGGCGTGATTACAAAGAACAGATCACGCTTGCTCAAAATCAGGCCAGTCAGCTTGAGGAGCATCGCAGAGTAGAGCTTGTTAATCAGAAGCGGATGCTTGTCGAAGAAGGTCGCAAATATCTTCTCGAAAAGGTTCCTGAGTTGAAAGATGAGAAGAAGTGGGCAGAAACCACGAAAAACTTGCAGCAGTATGGCAAGAAAGCCGGATACACTGATGCAGAATTGAGTGAGCTTTTTGATCCACGGGCATTCATCGTCCTCGACAAAGCGCGTAAGTACGACGCTCTGATGGCCAATCGTCCCCAGCCTCAAAAGCAGAATGGGCCGAAGCCGATCAGAGGTGGTAACGCAGCCTCGTCACCCCAGCGGTCTAATGACGTAACGCGAATGGAACAGCGTCTCAAAGCGTCCGGCAACATCAAAGATGCTGCTGCCCTTTTTGGTCTTTTAGACTCTCGGAGAAAATAACATGGCTTCTGTATCAAAAGTTACCACCTATGACGGCCCGAATGCTATTCGTGAAGACCTCTCGAATATCATCTATTCGATCTCGCCCACTGACACGCCGTTCATGTCGAACATCGGTCGTGATAGCTGTGAGAACACCTATTTCGAGTGGCAGACGGACTCGCTCGCTGCCGCGAACACTGCAAATGCCGCCATTGAAGGAGCAGCAGCAGGCAACGCTGAGTTCAACGACACCGTTCGTGTCGCCAACTACACGCAGATTTCCACAAAGGTTATCTCTGTGTCTGGCACCGACGATGCCGTGAACAATGCGGGCATGCGCACGCAGATGGCTTACCAGACCGCTAAGGCTGCAAAAGAGCTGAAGCGTGACATGGAAGCAATCGTCACCAGCAATCAGGCAGGCGTTGCGGGCAACAGCTCGTCCACCGCTCGCCTCACCGCTGGTCTGCCGACTTGGCTCATCACCAACTCGCAGGCTAACGGCGCCACTGTGTCGTCGATGTCTGGTGCTTCCGGCAACGGCTACCCGTCAACCGCTTGGACCAGCTTGTCCACATCGACTGACGTTGCGCTGACCGAGACGATGCTGAAGACTGCCATCCAGCAGGTCTGGACGCAGGGCGGCGACCCGTCGATCTTCATGGTCAACGCCTATAACAAGACGGTCGCCTCGGCGTTCGCCGGTCTTGCCCAGCAGCGCATGAATTACACGACCGCCACCCCGATGAAGATCATCGCCACGGCTGACGTGTATCTCGGCGACTTCGGCGAAGTGGCCATTGTCCCGAACCGCTTCAGCCCCGGCAACTTTGCCTTCGTGCTGGACCCCGAGTATGCGTCTGTTTCGTATCTGCGTCCGTTCCGCACGTTCGACATCGCCAAGACCGGCGACTTCGACAAGAAGGAAATGGTCGTGGAATACGGCCTCCGCATCAAGTCGGAGAAAGCACACGCCGTAATCGCGAACATCATCGCAAGCTGATGAAAGAGAGGGTCGGGGTTTCCCCGGCCCTTTTCTCAGGAGAGTATAATGGCTGAAGACTTTGCTCCCGGTTCCTTTGATCTGGCCTATGACAGCCTGACGGGAACCCGCCAACAGATGCACTTCACGACCGATAACAAGATCGTTCTGGAGTCCACGGCAAACATTGACGCTCTGGCCGAGCAGAACCGCCGTGAGCGCAACGAGATCAGCCGCACAGACAAGTTGCCCGATGGCATGGTCCGTGTTGCAAATATCCCGATGCTTGTCCTTCTGGACCTGAGACAAAAGGGTATTCTTGGTGATAGGATGGCCATGAGGAAGTGGTTAGCTTCGGAAGAGGCCCAACCCTTCAGAACGCATTGGGTTCAAAGCTGATGGCGACAATCACCAATTACGCAACGCTGCAATCGACCATCGCAGACTATCTGAACCGCACGGACCTGACCTCTCAGATCCAGACGTTCATCCAGTTTGTTGAGGCTGATCTGAATACGCGGCTGCGTGATCGGTCAATGATTGTGCGCGCCGAGGCCACATCAAACCAAGAATATGTACAGCTTCCGGGCGACTGGCTGGAGGCGATTAACCTGTCTCTAGTCGGCGGCGTTAGCCCGTTGCGGTATGTCACGCTAGATCAGGGTGATCTTATCAACTCGGCTCAAATCCTGACGGCTCCATCGTTCTACTCGCTGATGAATGGGGCCATTGAGCTTATCCCGCCCCCGGCAGTCAACGTAGACATCGAGATGGTGTATTACGGTAAGATACCGTCTCTGTCGGATGCTGTGACAAGCAACTGGCTGCTGGCCAAGGCTCCAGACGTGTACCTGTATGGCGCTCTGTCTCATGCCGCCCCGTTCCTGATGGACGATGCCCGTTTGCAGACCTTTGGACAGATTTACCTTGCTCGCGTACAATCTATGCAGGATGAAACGCAGAAATCCTTACACAGCGGGTCGCCGCTGATAGCCCGGACCCGGAGGACTTACTAATGGCTGGTTTAACAAACTTTGGCGAAGACCTTGTTCTGGACTTCCTGTTCACAACCGGCACGGCGACACGCCCGACCGCTTGGTATGTGTCTTTGTACACGGTTGCCCCGACTGAAAGCACAGGCGGCACCGAGGTTTCCGGCGGCTCATATGCCCGCGTCTCCACCAGCTTCACGGTTTCCGGTACTGCCCCAACTCAAGCCAGCAACACGGCTGCGGTTGAGTTTGCAGAATGCACGGCTACATGGGGCACGGTTGTTGCCGCTGGCATCATGGACGCATCAACTAGCGGCAATCTGATTGCCTTTGCAAACTTGACGACCAGCAAAGCCATTGATACCGGCGACGTGCTGCGGTTCAACGCTGGCGCACTCGACATCACGCTTGACTAATGGCCTACATCGGGCGCGCATATGGCGACTATGATTTTGGCGACGGAGCCTATGGCACGTCTGTCATCATCGAGGTTGACCCCGCGCCCGGTCGCGATTATGGCGGCGACGACTATGGCGCCTACAGCTACGGCGAAAGTCTAGCACTCAATGTTATAGCTGTAACGTCAGATGGCGTGGCAACACCAACCAGACTTATCAGCGCCCAAGCTGAAGCAATGTCCACCACTAGCGGCGCGGCTGTTGCCACGGACACTGACCTTGTTTCATGCGTCATTGCAATCACCTCCGACATGGTGGCGGGCGGGCAGAGAGTAAAGACTGCGGCAGCGGTTGCAGTCTGTACGTCCAACATGGTGGCCAATGCGACCATTGACGCAGATGCAGTGGCAGTTGGGGCCAGCACGTCAGACGGTACAGCCTCAGCCTACATATCCATCATTGTCGCGGCTGTTGGCGCATCCCAGAGCGACGCAATCTTCACTGCAACGCGGTATCAGTTTGCCAACGCAATCTCGGCCATAACGTCTGACGCAACTGCCGCTGGAACTGCAACTTATTCTGCTGTAGAGTTGATCCAGATAAACAGCGACATGATCGCAGTCTCGAAGGCAACCTATTCAGCCTCCATGATTGCAGCCCTGTCGTCCAACATGACGGCGAATGGGCGTTATCTTTGGGAGAAGGAAACTGTGGCTGCTGAAAGCTGGACTAGCCAAAGTGTTCCATCCGAAACTTGGACAGTGCAGTCAACATCGGCCCAAGCATGGGTTAATCAGTAGGAGCAGCCGTCATGGCCGATTCATATACGACCAATTTGAATTTAACCAAGCCGGAAGTTGGCGCATCCCGTGACACATGGGGAACGAAGACAAATGCGGATTGGGATAGCGTTGACGCCCTGTTCAACGCGGCTGGCACTGGCACTTCGGTCGGCATAAATGTCGGTGCGGGCAAGACGGCAGTCATTGCTGGAACCCTGACGCTCAACGGCACGGTCAACGGGTCTGCGGCGGTTGGTGTTGCCAATGGTGGCACTGGCGCAACAACCCTCACGGCCAACAATGTCATTCTGGGCAACGGCACCAGCGCACCATTGTTCGTCGCACCCGGCACCAACGGCAACGTGCTGACCAGCAATGGGACGACGTGGACATCGACCACCCCGGCGTCCGGGTTCAGCGCGGCTGCTGACAACACGTTCACCGGCATCCAGACGTTCACCGGCAGCACGTCCAAGATTGCAGTTATCCCGACGAACATTGTGGAGCCTGCAACCGTATCGGCGACTGCGGCGACCGGAACGATTGCCTATGACGTCACGACGCAGAGCATCCTGTATTACACGTCGAATGCGTCTGCCAACTGGACGGTCAACTTCCGTGGATCGTCTGGCACGTCGCTGAATACGCTGATGACGACGGGTCAGATGATAACAGTTGCGTTCCTTGTGACCCAAGGCGCGACGGCGTATTACAACAGCGCAGTGCAGGTTGACGGTTCTTCCGTCACGCCAAAGTGGCAGGGTGGCACGGCCCCGGCTGCTGGCAATGCGTCATCCATTGACGTGTACACCTACACCATCGTCAAGACGGGTTCTGCCGCGTTCACAGTGTTTGCATCTCAGACCAAGTTCGCCTGATAGGGGGTATCTATGCCAACAATTATCACGCGAGGCGCTGGTTCTGCGCAGGGTCTTGGTTATGCCTCCAGTTCCGCACCCGTCACCTACATCGAAGACGTGTTCTCGACGTATCTGTACACCGGCAACGGCTCCACGCAGACGATCACCAATGGGATTGATCTGAGCGGTAAGGGTGGGTTGGTTTGGATTAAGAACAGAGCGGCTACAGACGGCGCTGGTAATACGGCAAACCATATCCTAATGGACACTGTATTGAACGGCAGACTTCGGTCGAATACAAGTGGCGCACTTTCGGCAGGGAAAAACATTACTGACCTGTCTAATGGGTTTACGGTAACAGGTTCAGAACTAAACTACTCAGCAGATAACTACGCCTCTTGGACCTTCCGCGAGCAGCCGAAGTTTTTTGATGTTGTGACGTATACGGGGGATGGTGCGGATAGTAGAACTATTGCACACAGTCTTGGTTCAGAGCCTGGCTTTGTAATTATTAAGCGTACAGATTCAACAAGTAATTGGGTTGCCTGTAATTTTCAATACAGTGGAAATTGGATTTTTAATCTCAATTCAACTTCTGCAAGAATAGATTCCGGGTCAACATGGCTAACTTCTTCGACAAACGTAACGATCTGGTCCTACGCATTTATGGATAGTGCTAACCGCATGAATTTATCTGGCGCTAGTTATGTTGCTTACTTCTTCGCCCACAATGCAGGCGGCTTTGGCCTGACCGGCACGGACAATGTGATTAGCTGTGGGAGTACAAACGGCTCAAAAGTAACATTGGGTTATGAGCCTCAATGGATACTTTACAGATCATCTAACTTTACCGATGACTGGCAAATTGTTGACAATATGCGAGGCTTACCTGTTGGCGCTGTTGCTCAAGTATTAAAACCAAACACTTCTGGGGCAGAAACAACTACAAGCAACAGCATCACCCTTGCTGCTGATGGTTTTACTCTTGGTGCAATTAGTGGAACAGCCATCTACATCGCCATCCGCCGTGGCCCGATGAAGGTGCCGACTGATGCGACGAAGGTGTTTACGCCGATATATTCAGCCGCAGCCGCTAATACAGTTTTAACCACCAGCTTTCCGGTTGACCTGCAAATACCGGCATACACAGGCGGGACGATTGGCAGGTTTGTCGTCGATAGGCTTCGTGGAGTTGTTACAACTGCGGTTGATGCGGCAACATCTCCTTGGATGAAGACAAATTCAACTGATGCTGAGACTACCGGGTTTAATATAACTAGGGCTTGGGATAATACAGGCTATCAAATCCCGCAGTATCTTGGTGGAGCAACAACTGTTTACTTCAACTTCCGCCGCGCCCCCGGCTTCTTTGATGAGGTTTGCTATACGGGGACGGGTGTTGCGAGAACTGTGACGCATAATCTGGCGGCTGTGCCAGAGATGATGATTGTCAGGTCACGTGATAATGTAACA